AGTGCTTAGAGCTACCCAGTGTTCTTCTTTCCCTAGCTCATGTCTCCAGTCTCTTCTACAAACTTGTGCTTGATAAACTCTAGTCATTGTATCTCCTCTGGTATCTCAAGAATCATCACTCCTCTATCATACCTTATAGTAACTTCCTTATAGGGTATCACGTAGTCTTTATCTTCCATTGATAAACTCACCTCTATGTCTGCGTTAGGTAAGATCTTAACATAGTGCCTTTTTTGCACATACTCTTGTTTAAGTATCTCAGCTGCCATAATAATAGTGTCGATATATATCTTCATCACTCTTCCCTTCCTTCAGTTGCCCCACACAACCAATTATCAATCTCATTATGTAAGTGTAGATCAGGATGTATTTTATCATCTTCTAAGCACTCCTCAAATAACTCTCTGGCAAACTCTAATCTTTTTTCAACAAATCCAACTTTGTTATTCTTACCCCTATTTAAAAATATTACCCTATTACAAGATATATTCCCAGACTTAAGTTTACCATCACCTTGAACCTTTAAACAATTAAATTCTAAGAGTTCTAACACTGTACCTATACATATAGGGTTTCTCCTATTAGACAGTCCGTAGGCTATTCTATCTCCCTCCTTAATGTCAACTCCTTGCATGTCTTTCATTATTCTTCTCCTAATAAATACATCACCAACTGCTCTCTTCTAGACTTCGCATTGGAAGCGGGGACGATTCCTTTTCCTCGAAGAAATACTTTGTCCTCCTTTGACTTAATGATCTCAATAGCTTTTTTCTGTACTTGAGCCTCTTCAAATGACACCCCTCTAGATTCGCTGTAGGTTTTAGTCGTATGGCAAGGCTTACAAACTATCTGTAAGTCTCTCTCTTTAACAAATACCATCGCCATTAAAAAGGACTTTAAATCATCTTCGTCCTTAAGTTTGTTACTGCCTTTCAAATGGTCTACTTGTACGTCAGACTGTTTAAAGTCTTTCTTACATATATCACATTGACAACCCCATATCAAACCCTTAGGGTTAGTCCTAGTCTTCTTACCTAATGCCACTCTCTTACGTTTATCATGGAGGAGTTGTATTTTCGATGGATGGCGAAGCCAGAGTCCTCTCCTAATACCCCCTCTAATGTAGTTGAAGAATGCTGCTTGTGTCTTCCAAGGTGTTCCTTCACCCCACATCTTTTCCTTCATTTACTACCCCTATTCAGGCTGTTTTCTTTCGCAGTACACTCCCTTAGATTACTTATAGAGTTATTATTTCTGTCTCTATCTATATGGTCTAGTATAGTAGGCTCATGTTTATAGTACATTTTAAAAAGTATTCTATGAAGTTTATATAGTTTATTCTCTAATCTGACCTCAGTGTAGTTTGTAGTTTTGTTTAAGTGTCCTACAATAGCCCCAGAATGTAAAGAATTAAAAATCTTATCTTCTTTTGTAAACTCTTTAATACTTTTCCAATATAGGACACCATTATGGAAATCTGCTATGAACCGTTTGTTTAACAGCTCTAAGTTAGGCAGGTCTTTACCTCTTATTAAATCATCTGATGAAACCCTACCTACAGTTCTCCACCTTTTAGACTGTATCTTCCTGCACTCCATACAAGACCCAGTATCCGTCCTTCTAAGAGCTACATGGCTATTAAGACAAGGCTGTCCGTTGAAGTAACTCTTAGCTCCCATAGCTCTAGCCTCTGCTCTTGAAGAGGGTGTCATAGAACAACCTTAAGTTTCATTAATAACTCTTTAACTACCACTCTATCTCCCTCGAACCTCTGCATATATGCGGAGTCCCAATACATTTGAAGTGCCTCTAGCCAAGTTATCTTATGTGTTACACCTTCCCAACAGTTGTAGGTAAACTCTAACTCTCCAAACCATTTTTTATAGGTATTAACTATAACTTGTAAGCACTGTAAGTCTGAGTTAGCTTCTAATAAGAGCTTGTAGGCTGCCATATCCCCAAATACAGGTCTTTTACCTTTCACTAAGGAAACTAAGTCTCTAGGGTTATATCCATCAACAGCATCACCTGTCAGACACTGGAAATATAAGAATTTTCTGCCTATCCCTCTAACCTTAGGTTTTGAACCTGAGTTGTCAATGTAGAGTTTTCCTAACCCTTTTATGAAAACGGCTGGTTCCTCTTTATTAGGGTTTAGTAGCCACCCACTAGATTGCATTGCGTCTTTATCTTGAGTTATCGCCACTATCTTTTTTCCTGACTTAAAACCATCATACATTCTACTGGTGACTTTATCATCTGTCTCTCTACCATCTATTACAGTAGCACCTTTGTAATCAATTAGGTAGCTTCTAATCTCTTTAAGCAGTAAAGGCTTAACTGTCTCTTTACGGTTAGACTTATACTTAGTAGGTAAGGGCAAGAAATCCCTAAAGTTATCTACTCCTCCAATGTATAACTCGTACACTCCAGCATTAACTCTCTTAGCCTGCTTTGCAATACGCTTCTTAATAGTGCTTATGGCGTTCTGAATAGGCTCTGCTATCTGTACATCTTCGTAAGAGAAAAAGTCTTCTGGTATTTCTAGCCCCGCAACTAACTTCTTAAACTCTGTTCTATTCTTAAGCACTCCCTCTGCCTTATTACTAGAGTTAGTCACCTTAACCATACGTTGTTCACAAGCAGCTGCTACAATAAATGCTATCTCATCAGCATCAAACACTGCGATAATGTCTGGGTCTCCGTCTAGCTCGAAAGCATCGGGGCTGGTATCAACAGCCCCTAGCTTCGCCTTCATACTAAAACCTGTCATAATATCTCCTAAGGTTTCTTACCTAACAGTCCACTAAGGTTTGTGCTAAAAGACTCTGCCTCTGCAATCTCAGTGGAAGATCTTACTACTTCAGCTTCTGCCTTAACCTTCTTAACAGTTTCTGACTTAATAATACCTTTAAGGTCTTCTAGCATAACTGTGAACTGGCTCTTAACTGTAGCTACTGTCTTCTTATTGCCCATCATAATTACTCTCCCTTGCCTAGTAGTATTTGAACATTACTGATTGCTGTTTGACGCTCTTCAATCTCAGTTTCTACTTTAGATTGGTCATACGCCACTTTGACTAAGCCTGAGAACTCTTTAGCAGATATCATGTCAAGCTCTTCTTTAACTAAGTCCTTAGTGTCCTTAATGCTCTCATCAAGTAAATCTTTCTCTCTCATTATAGCAACGCACTCTGAAATATAACGGTTAAGCTTCTGACGGTGTTCTTGGGTTTGTGGTAACATTGGTTACTCCTACTAATATTTATTAAAAAGTTACTAGAGCTTCCTTGCTCTAGAGTTATGTATTACTCGTTTTCACCAAAAGGACAGTCATCATCTTCATCTTCTTCAGGCTCTGGCTCTGCTGCCTTAGCTGCTTTCTTTGGAGCTGCCTTCTTAACAGGAGCTGACTTCTTAGGGGCTTCCTTAGGAGTGTCCTTGTCTTCTTTAGCAGCCTCTTTCTCTGCTTGGTGTGCATCTAGCTCTTTCTTAAGTCCTGACTCATTCCAACCTACAGCCTTCTCAAGAAGCTTATAGACTTGACCATTGATGTTAAACAGATCTTTAGGGTCATTACCACCACCAAAACTAATACCAAATGGCTCAATATTATGCTCAGGTACTTCTACCATCTTATGTTTACGGTTTACATTTTTAGCGTTGACATAAAGCTTACCATCTATATCTTTAACTCCTACATCCATAGCGAATGCCTCTCCTAGCAAGTTACCAATGTCATAGTCTTGAGGTACAGCTCCAGAGACACCATCACAAAACTTAGCAAGCTTACTGATAGTAGACTTAGGATCAAACTGCCACACTCCATTAATCTTCTTGCTGTTCATGTTAATGCCTTTGGCAATACCTTCCCAAGAACCGCCAACCAAGGTTCGATAAGGTTTAAACTCGTCTTCACCAGCGAAGTACTTTCCGTAGTTAACCATAAGGTCTGGGAAGTCTGCTATAAGTACTACCTGACCTACAGGAGACATTTGAAGGGTTAGTTTAGACTCATCTTCGCTAAGGGTAGCTCGACCTTCTTCAAGAGCTTTGTCTTGTATCTCTTTTCCTTCATAGGCTACAGTTAGGTCTTCACGGTACTGTATACCTACATCAATGATGCCTGACAAGATTGCTACTTGTTGCTCTTCTTCTCCAAGTACTTCCTGTAGGTGCTTGTTAAATGCTACCCAATCTACGTCTGATGAACCTGTAGATGTACCTTTACTTGCCTTCATGCTAAATTTACTCATACTGTTTATATCTCCTAGTTACTTAAGTTGGTTTGTTAGTGTGCTGATAGAAATAGCTGGTAAATTAATACTGCTAGGGTTATTAAGTTGTGCAGGCAAAAAGGGTTCTGACTCAGGCCATTGCTCTAATAGTTGTGCTGTAGTGTTAACTCCGTCTAAAACTTGCGCTACCTCTGATCTAAAGGTAACTTTTAAAGCAGACCACTGCTTGTGTATGTCTTGCTCTTTTTTCCAAAAGTCTACCTGTTCGCAATAAGTTTTCCAATAGCCCTCATCACCTTTAACTGTTACCTCTACTCCCGACTTCACAGAACTTAGTTTGTTTATCTGACAATCTCCTGAATCATAACCGTAAGAAAATGATAGCATATTACCATTAGGGCTTAGACATTGTATGTAACTAGACTTGTTAAGGAAACAGCTGTCAATTCCACTTACATCTACTTTACCAAACGCTACCTTGAACAGCTCATTAGCCATTGCAGACTTAATAACATCTAGAGATATGCTATGCACAGGCTCAACATTTGCTTCATCCCACTTGTTTAAAAAACTATTTAGTATTGTGACCCGAAGGCCTTTATTTAATCGTAATGACTTACTCCCCAACATACTCTAGTACCCCTGATTGATTTTACGAACTTGGACTGTGATGCCTCTATGTATAAAAGCTTCTATAAAACTAAGACCCTCTAATATCTTAGCTTTCTTTGCATCTGGATTCTTTAAAGCTCTCCAGTGTGTTAGATTACCTACCTGATTGTCCTCAGCCTTAATCTTTAAAGTCTGAAAGTTTAACCCATTAGTGTTCGTCATATTGCTTCTCCTTGTTCGTTATTTTTAATCTTAAGAGCTATAGCTTTCATGTACTCTATAGCCGAGTCTAAGTTTGTATCATCCCCTAAGTGATCATAGTAGTCAAGCTCTCTTGCAGAAAAGAACTCAGAATTTTCTGCATACTCTCTTCTGCCTTGTGCCTCATAAATAGAGTTTGCCAGTTCCCAACCTAAACAGTCCTCCATATCTGTAGCCAAATTTGCAGATACCTCATCTACATCCTTTCCTTCAGGGCCATTAGAAGACCTAGTAGCACGAGCAAAAAGACTCAACCTGTCTGATAGTGTTTGGTAGCCAACTAGACAAGCAGCCTTCCCGCAAGTGTGTACAGTAACCCACCTTTTCATTTGAAGTTCTTTCTCTTGTTCTTTAGCTTCTGTAGCTGTTAATATCAAAGCTTCTAGCATTTCTACAGACTTAATATTATCACGTAATGACATTATACTCTACCCCCTTGTTGAGTTTTAATTTTAGCTATAATAGCCGACATATAGTATATAGCAGAGTCAAAACTAGCACTGCCTTTTTGTAGGTGTGAAAAGCTACTAATCTCTGAAGTAGTAAACATACCTGAAGCCTCTACGTAGCGTATTCTTTTATGAAACTCCCATACAGATCTTGACACATACCACCCTAGAGACTCATCTAAGTCATCAGTTATAGCTTCCGAGAGTTTCCTAACAGTGGCGTTACGAAGAGAACCTGCGTTAGAAAACTCCTTAAAGTTCTTTGACATAGCTTGGTATCCAATTAAACACGCTGCGTAACCACATTCATGTCTTGTTTTCCATGAAGACATATCTAGAATATTCTCTGATAGTTTTGCTCGATTGGCAGTGACTATTAGAGCTTCTAACTGACGTATAGCTAATTCAGGTTTGTCAACTCTCATTATAAAGTGTCCTTTAAGTTATCGTAAGTTGATTGTAGCTCAGTAATTTTCTGTTGTAAAGCATTCATTTGAATTTCTTTTTCAGATAGCTTAGGAGAGAAAGCTATAGCTTCACACTCTAACTGAGAACTTGAGTAATCTTGACTATTATCACAATATTTAGCGACACAAGGGTCTATAATCTCCCTTCCAAAAGTATCTAGAGCTATTTGGTATACGCTTTTTCCTCGTCTGCTGCCATTAGTTCTTGCACCTACAACTCCAGCTCTTAAAAGCTCTCCGTAAGTTATTGTAATAGTTAAGAAGTTAGTTAGTTTTATCTGATCTTCTTGCATCGTCATCTCCAATAGTTCTTTTAAGGTTACTTCTGTATAACTTTCTAATTCAGCCACTCTAGTTGATGACCAAGTAAGCTCATCACCTATTAAGTATATAAAATTCTTGCCTAGGTGTAGGCTATGGGTAGTGCCGTTATACCAATTAGCCCCTAACTTACGTAAAGTATTAGCGATTTTGGTTCTATCCGAACGACAAAGGCCTTTTTGGTCTATAAATAACTTTCTCATACATTCTCCCCCTAGTGTATCTCTGCGTAACTGTTGCCAAACTGGACATCAGCCCCTAAATCTCTCCTAAGTATATACTTCTTATTTACTGTGTCAATAGCTTTTAAAACTAATTCACTAAATATCTTTCTTAACTTAGGGCTATCTTTAAATGCTACTACTATTTCGTCATGAAAAGATGCACTTAATGATTTCCTACCCCAAAGAGTGTACATTTCCGTCAATATGATGTCAACCCACATATCGAAAAAGAATGATCCTGTACCCTGACATAATGTACTGAACCTATCCGAGTCTTTTCTTAGAGAATAACAGAACCCATTGATAGGATTTACTAACCAGTTATTGCCGTAGTCATCTTGGAAGACAAACTGCTCCTCTGCTATAGTCTTTACACTCCAGTTTAACTCCCAATAAGCTACATGCAGTATCTTACCCTCTCTAAGAGGTATCTCAGCAGCGAGAGCTATAGCCTCAGGACTGGCATTGTACACACTAGCGTAGTTAGTAGTCTTACCTTTACGCCTTGCAGCTTTAGCCATGTCTTTATCTGCTTTGCCCAAAGTACCTGCTATGTAAGCGTCATGTACAGCTAGAGATATCATATTAGCAGTGAAAGCCATTTTAATGTGAGCATCATAGTCTGGAGACATCATAGTTTGTACATACTCTGGATCATGTGGCAACATGAAGTGGTGTTTAGTCCTATCTTCTAGACCACTTAAGTCACTACCTAGCAAGGTTCTGCTCTCGCCAGCTATAAGCAGCCCTCTTATGTCCTCTCCGTACTCTTTATTAATAGCTGGCAGGTTAACTAACTGTCTATGCTTAACTCTTAGGGTGTTAGTAAATCCACCTATACGGGCCTTAACATAGCCATCGGGAGACATATCCCTTCTAAAGCCTTTAACAATGTCATAACGATGTTTAATCAGAGTGTACTTAGAGTAAGCCATGATCTCAGGTATTCTACTAGCAAGCTCTACAACGCTGTCACAAAGCTCTTTACCTGTGTCTTTCTCTTGATTGATCTGAGGTACAGCTCTAGGCTTAGGCTTAAGCTCTTTCCTAAATCCACTGTCCACCCAGATCTGTTGAGCTTTCTTATCTTTAACAAACTTAAATGTCTTAGGCTTCCATCCATGACTGAATAACCAATCCTTTATCTGAGCTGGAGAAGATATCTTAGGGCTGTCATGGCCTATCAGCTCCTTGATAGACTTATCATCCACTATAAGAGCCTGAGCAAAGCCATACTCATCTACAGTGTCCAGCTTATCTACTAGTGCATTCCATGTAAGACCAGCAACGGAGTAAGTCCTATCAGTCTTAAAAGGTTTTTTAGGGAAGTTCCTGACAGCATACTTAGGCACTTTAGGTAGGGCTGCTTCCAACTCTGTCTTAGCTATCAGTATCAGTCCCTCTAATTTATCTTCTAGCTTCTCTAGTTTAGGTATATCTAACTTAAACTTAGTTTTCTCTTGTAGTCTAGCGCAGTCCATCTTAAACATAAGAAAGGTTAGTATTCTCTCAATGTAGTCATCTACACTAGAAGATTGTTTGTACTGATCTATGTAGCAGACCTCATCCTCAGACATCCTTGTACCTTCCACCAAGCCATTATCTACAGATTCCTTGACGATAGTATACATATTAGTTAAACGCTCTAAGAGGTCTTCCCAGAGGCTCTTGTTTATCTTTACGTCCACTTCACAACGTACTCTCATGCGCTCATAGTGTGCCTCTAACTCTTCGGGGCACTCACTCTGAAAATCCCAGTCCTCCTGCTCTACAGCAACCTTCTTAATACCGTAGTCATCGTAGAAGCTATCTAAGCCATGCACCTTTCTGTCCGTGTTTAAATACCAACTAAGGGCTAGACTATCTATAACCATCAACTCTGAAAGGTCAATATCTAGCAGCCTGCTTAGAAGAGGTACGTCATAGCAAATACCATTGTGCATAACAACGGGTATTTTATTCTTCATGTGGTAGTTAAGAAACTGCCTTAGCTTCTCGTGGTTTGAACCTCTAGTGTTGTGCTTTTTGTTTCCATGCATAGTGCAAGATAGGATATGTATCTTTGTGGCATTGTCTAAACCATTAGCCTCCACATCCGCTATAGTTGCTTTACGGAAATTTGTTATTGATTTCATAAGACCTCCTTACGCCTTTTTCATACTAAACTTCTTATCCTTAGGATCTGTAATTGGTACAGGGTTCTTCTCTAGCCAGTCGTGTAGGTCATCTAAAGAGTGTGTAGGGTTATGATAGAAATACTCTCCAGCTAAACCTGTATTACCTACTCCCCTAGCCTTAGTGATACGAGCTACTGTAGTGTTTTTCTCTAACTCTGTCTCTGCTTCCTTATCTCGCCCTAAGATGATGTTAACGCCTCCTGACTTAAAGATACTAGAGTGTCCATGCATATCCTCCTCAGTCAATACAGCTCCTCTAGAGTTTGCCTTAGCTCCTCCTCCATTCTTACGGGCATGGTTAATGTTAATGATGATAATACCCTCACGCTTAACCATATCTTTTTCCCACTTCATCCAGCGAGCTTGCTCTTTATCGTCTAACTCATCTAAGATATCTTGAATAGGGTCAAGCACGATGATCTTACAGCCTAAGGATACTACTAGATACTCAATCTTATCCTTCATATTCTCTACATCAGCGTCTACTAGGAAGAACCTAGGATCACCCTTCTCATCAGACCATAGATTCTTTCTTTTCTCTACATTCTCAGGTATGGCTAGGTAATCTAACTTCTCTTTTACTGTCTCTAGCAGGTTTACCTTAAAACCACAGTATGAACTGCTTAGATTTACACCATACTCACCTTCTGATGCCTCAAGAGATACTATGCCAACTAGTTTAGGGTTGTTCATGATCCAGTGAATTATCATAGCGTCTACAAAAGTACTCTTACCTACACCACTAGCCGCTAAGATGTTAATAATGTAACCAAAAGGAAACCCACCAGCCAACATCTTTTGCATTCTGTGCATAAAGGGTGGTAGAGATAGCCTAGGCACACTAACGTACTCGATCATCTTCTCCTCTAAGTCTTTAGACGAGGTTATACCTTCTGGTACATACTTGTGAGCTTTCCAAAAGGCGTTGATCCATTCTTTCTCTCTGCCAGCCATCAAGTAGTCGTTAGTGTCATTAAGGGTTAGCTTCATAACGTAAACTTTACCGCGAGGTAACACCTTTACAGCCTTAACTATCGCGGCTTGTCCTGCCTCATCATTGTCATAACACAGGATTATCTTCTCAAATGTATCTAACCACTCATACTGACCCTGTAACTGTTTAGCTGAACTACCTTCTCCCGATGTAGGAGTCACAATAGGAGTAACCTCGTAGTCTTTCTTACGGGTTAGCTCAAACATCTGGTGTCCTGACATCTGATCAATCTCTCCAGCAGTGATCACTACAACCTTGCTGTTACTATTCTTAAACTTCCACTGTCCATGTAGGTCTGAGGCAGCTCCTGTAGTGCCTCTAGAGCCATAATCCTTCTTACCCTTGTCATTGAGTTCTTTAAACCTCCAACGCACTCCTGAGATGCTGTAGGCCTTCGTACAAGGATAGTACTGCTTAACTAAGTCACCTGATGATGTGTTATACTCATGCATAACGTCAAAAAACTGACAAGTCTCCTTAGTCAGTCCTCTCCATCCTTCAGGGTTATGTGTACACTTCTTTCTAATAGTCTTCCAATTAGATAAATTAAAATCTTCTGCCATAGCGTCTACGTCTAACTCCTCTTCTTCTTCTTCATTTAGATAACTCTTACTTCTAGATTTATCTCCATTAGCTTTTAACCACTCTTTAGATGGTATTGTATAAGAACAGGAAAAACAGTGTGCGCTCTCGTCAACGTACACTGCTAAGTTATCTTTTCCCCTGTCTTTGCCCTTAGCTATACACTTAGGGCATCCTTCATGGTGGGATAGCTCTGCCATCTATTACTCCTGAGTGTAGTGGTTCATAGATAGTAACACAATAGACAGTAGGATCAAGAAGTAAAACACAAGACTGCACTCTGAATAGTTTAATGTTGCGAAGGTTTTAACTCTCCAGCATAAGCTTTTAGTTTTATATACAAGGAAGTTTTTCATCTTGTAGGCCATAAAGATAAACATGTAAACTTTATTCATTATGACTTCTCCTCAAGTGCTTGTAGGCAATACTTGGGTAGGCCACTTTCCTCAACAGCCTCTCTAATTTTTTCTTTAAATTGGCTTACAAACCCATCTAAATTATTACAATCATCATGGCAAGCCTGTAAATTTTCTAGATGACTTATCCATAAACAGTCCGTCTTATATGATTCGAGGATTACTTGTTTAATACTAGTATCGCTAACACTTTCCCCCTCCATTTCTTCTTGATTATACTTTTTATCTGGTATTAAGAAACCAATCGCACACTTACATCCACCATCTCCTCTGTACATGCAACCTCCTTCTTCGTTTACACTCTGCTCTCCCTGAGCTATTACAGCTGTTATACTTAATAGTAAACCTTGTTTAGTACTCATGAACGTAACTCCTCTTGGTATATCTCTTCTAACTTATTGAGTAGTTTATTTAAAGCCTCAATATTACTGCTAGCCACTAGCATTTGAATATCACTATGCAAGGAAGATATCTTATCTTGGGTCTCTACTGTAAGTGTCTTAACTTCCTTAGCTGTCTTATTACGTTTTTTTAGTATAAGACGCTCCCAAGCACAAGGATTAGGGTATTTATCATCACCCCAGAGAAAGTAGGGATGGCATGAACAGTCATTTTCCGAAAACTTGAGTGTCTCTCCTAAATTATTACCAATGTATATAAACTGATCTCCAATCTCATAGTCTAAACTCCAACTGCCATCTGCTAACTGATAATTCATGCTGTAACCCCCGATATACGTTCAGACCAAGCATCAACTAAATCTTTATCATTGTAAAGGTTCTTCCCTTTGATTCTCACTTCCTCCATGGTATCCCCCTCAATAATCCAAGAATCAACGTTACCATCATAGTGTGTGCCATGTACCCTAAATACGTGTTTACTCATGCTGTAACCTCCACTGGTATCTTAGTTGAATAGTGTATAACTTGATTAATCTTAGCGTTTATCTTTCTGGCTAGAAGGTACTCCCCCGCTTCAAGGGCTGCTTGAAAGTTAACACTTAGCTGTATTATCATCTCATGACTAGACATTAGTATCCTCCCCGAGCATATCTAATTGATTATCTCTATTGACTGACTCAATAGCTGAGTTTATAACTCTAATCTCATCTCTGGCTTCTGTCAAGTCTTTAGTAAGCTTTCTTACAAAATCTCCTAAGATAGCTTTTTTAGAGTGTAGTTGTTGAGTTGACCTATTCATAAATATCTCCCATATCGTTTACAAATAACTCATCCATACTCTTATCCAACTCTTTGAGTCGAGAAGTACCTCTTATGGAAAACTCTAACTCTTGTAGCCGGCCCTCCGCTGATTTACATCTATCAATCCACTTGTTAAGACTTTTACTGTGTTGTAGTTCAAGCTCTTTCATATGCTCACTTTGGTTCTCGATCATCTCTATAAGATCTACTTTCCAGAGTCCTTCAAATTCGCTATTATTCATATAGTTCAAACCAGCTTTGCTCATAGTCTAGATACATTCTGTTACAAGCATCATCAAATGTTTCATCGTTTTCCAAAGCCTCCTCTTGTATGACTATTTCGTTATCTTCTACCCAATCTGCAAATGATTTCTGTTGCATTATTTCCATCCTCCGAATTGTGATAAGTCTACATTATTGTAGTAATCTCTACCGACTGACTCATAAGTTGAGTCTTCAGTAACCTTGAGCCTACACCTATTAAAATAGAAAGTAAAGGGGTATTTACGCCCCTCCTCAGAACAAAGTCTTTTAAATGCTTGTTCGAGGCTCTCCATTACAACGCCACTACTTCTTGGTTAAGCCCTTTAATAAGCTCTTCAAGAGATTGATCAGAAGGTTTATGCTTCTTTCTAAGTGCAGACTCATTCCAGACAATCTCAAATCCCTCATCGTCTAAGATAATAGGATATAACATGTAGCCTACAGAGTCTTTATCTTCGTCAATGAAGTCATAATACTCTCCTGTCTGTCTACAGATAGTGATCTTATCTGCGGTGCTAACAGCATCCACAGAGTACTCCCCATTAAGTTGAGGACGATCTTTGCTCTGTAAGATTACCTCTTCACCTACTATAAATAATGGATTGCTCATAACATAACTCCTAATAGCTCTACGATAACTACAATTCCCCATACGCATAGGAGGAAGACGGATACTGCACATATGACACCTACAACAACAAACCTTTTTAAGTTTCTTGAGGTTTTAACTTCGTTATTCTTGCTCAACTTCTTTCTCCTCTACTGATACTACGATGTAATCATTAAGTTGCATATCTATCCAGTCTACGTAAAAGCTAATATACTCCTGAGCCTCTGGGACAGATAAGAAGTCAACTCCTTTGTGAAAGTCTTTATAGGGCTTATCAGACAAAACACTTCTAAACATTATTTTAAACATGGTGGTACTCCTTGAAAATCGTTAACTTCATCTATAAAAACTAAAGAGTAGTCATGAACCTTAAATCCATCCCTACAGCTATCTGTCTTATTATTACTACGAAGGTCTTCTAAAGCTTCTTTGTGACCTTGGGAACCATCTCTCGACAGTTCAAGCTGCACAGCAATCCTCTTATAAGTATCCCCTCGGTACTCTTCATTAACATACTGATGATACTTACGCTCTTCAGATAGTTCCGCAAATTGTTGTCTTGTTAATCTAGTCATATTACCATCCTCTACAATGTTTTTTATAGTCTGTAAGGTTTCCATAGTGTATGCCTCTGGGGAACTCCTCGTGAGAGAATTTTACTAAGGGTATTGCATATGCCTCCCCTCTTTTATCTTCACTACTACAAGCCTGTCTGTTAGTAGTGAGACCCACTATCATACCTATATCATAAATCTCATCACCTTGGACTATACAAACTAACTTACCATATTCACAATCACATAATTTCATAAAGTTACTCCTAAGGATTTAAGTTTTTTATCAATCTCTTTTAGTTCAACTTGCAAAAAAGTTGTAAGGGTACTCTGTCTAACTCTGAACTCAAACTTAGCTCCATTACAGTCTTTAGAAATCAACTCACATTTACTGTTTTGGTATCTGCTTGCTATTAATCTTTCTAGAGTTTTCTTATCTTTAGATAGCTGTAGTACTTCATAAACGTTTTCTATATTCATTATTATGTCTCTCAGTGGTTAGCTTGATAAGAGTATTGCACGATAGTTTTTGTATGTCAAAGGTATTTAGTATTTTATTTTGTAGAGGATCTACGGAGGAGGTGCTACTTAAGAGTACTCTTAAAGAAGTAACCCTAAGGGGAAGAAATGATCATTTAAACAAAGGAACAAGGTCTATAGTAGTATATCTAAAGGATACTCTTAATAGTAACTCTTAAGATATACTCTTTAAGAATACTCTTAAGGGGTTTCCTTAGGATCAGTATAACGTTGATCTAAAAAGCTGTCAACCCCTATTTAGCAAATACTTGTAATCTAACATTATTTAAGATTACTCTTAATAAGACTTGACTCTATTTATTAGAGATGCAATACTTGCGGTTCACTAGATAGGAGATAAACATGATAACAAGTACAGTTTGTAAGATAAAATATTTAGACCAAGACCAAAAGACACGACTACAAACACTGATGGAAGGTGTTGTGAAAAAGGAAGAGCATAGGTTTTTTGACCACTTTCCCTTTGAAAGTTTCATAGGTTTTGATGATAGGGGGTATACAGGAACTTGGAAAGGGATAGAAACTTATAGAGTAATCTCTTACGTAGATATGGTAGCCTTAATTGAAAAAACCCAAAGTATACAGCCTGTATCTGTTGACAAAGAAACTACTAAAGAGCTGATGAAAGAGCTACAAGCTAGGCGCAATACACACTTAGATGACATCTCTAAGCTAGAAGTGGACATAAAAGCTTATCAGGCTGTCTTAGACGCTCCAGAGCCTAAGATTGGTAGGGTTATGAGTGTTTATGACTTATATGTAGGAATAAAGTGTTTTTCACCTAGCTGTACAGGCGCGGTGAGTAGGGTTAAGTGTGACGGAGATTCATGGGACTGTGCCGCCATTAAAATGGGATATCTATTTTACGATAAAGACTCATGTGATCAATACATGGAATACCTAATACTTGAGCAAGAGCTTAGATCAGCCCAGATTGCAGATGGCGGTAAAGGCATATACGCTATAGTTATAAACTCATCAGCGAAGATAGATGTCAGAGTAGATTATTGGGCTAATAGAGTATGCTTTAAAACTAAAGAGGGGCGCGATAACTTCTTTAACACTCATAGAACATCTCAGCTTGAATTACTTGTAAGGGGCGTATAGAGTGAAGAGGTTGAGAGGAATAGTAGGCCTAAAAAGCTGTACTCTTAGTGAGGTAGAGGACTTAATCAAAGACTATCAAAAAGAAGGTTATAAAGTTTGGCATAAAACTAAGAATGCAAGTGGTAAGCTGCTTAGTTATAATGGTGTACTAGAGTTAAGATAAAGGGGATAAATTATGAAATTAGAAAAAGGTCATATTCCAGATAAATCAGTTTACACACTTACTCATCAGGGTATGACTGTAGGCTTTAACTCTGTAGGATGGGTAGATGGAATGTTAGTATTATTTTATAACGGGGAGGGTGTGATAGGTCTAGAGGGGTTGTCTTTAAAACGCTTTAAGAAGTGTGCTAAAGAGTTTGATTACTCTCTTGGATGGGAGTGGCAGCTATGATGACTGTCAGCTCAAAAGAGTATGAAGTGCTTCTAGAGGCCAGAGACAAGAGAATAGCCTACCTTGAAGACTTACTAAAGAAAGTGCCTCAAACATATGTAGACGAATGGGATGAGTATAACTGTATATTTTGTGGTGAGCAATATACACACGAAGAGGATTGTCCACATAAAGAACTAAAGGAGGTACAGTCATGATACTGATACCAAAGCCGAGATACAGAGTTAGGCTTCATGGGACACTGCCTTCGGGTACTAGAGACACATGGCTTATAGAGAACGATGATGAGGATGTAGTCTTAAAAAGTGTAAAAGACACAGTTTACTCTAGAGACTTATCAGGCATTTGTGTTGAAGACTTAAATGATACAGATTAACGTTCCTGTATAACCTCTCAAGAGCTTATCTACTCTACAGGTAAGCTCTCCTACCTCTTCTCCACTAAACCTCCTCAGATTTTTATACAAAGAGCATTTTCATCCAAAACTGTATCTCGATAGACTTTTCATTTTAGATCTAAATAGTGATTTCATTTGAAATATATATTGGAATTTCTATACAGGAAACTTTAAGCAGAAAAACCCCAAGACGGATCTTTCTTGGAGAATAATAAATAAGATTTTTAAGGCGATCTAGGTATATGGTATACGATTTAGTTATGAGGGATTGGCATGGCGCTTGATCAAGCAATTTTTGTGCCAACTTTTTTATGATCGGGATCGTCCCGTGTTTTGAACTCCAGTATCTTAAAGCCTGTTGGCTTTTCGTTCCTGCATTAATAAGATATCAAAAAAGAAAACCGATTACAAGCTTTTTTAAAAATAAATTAAAATAAAAATAATTTTACAAAACACTTGTTATTAATAACGATCCGCGTATTGTTTGCATCTCCTTAGAAACAAACGAAAACGGGTTAAATATGAATCAAGTACTAGCAAACAAGAGTTTTATACATTGTGGATTTGAAGTTGAATATATATTAACGGCTTTATATAGTCACGGTTATACAGGATTTTCTGAAAAATGGCAACAATCCGAAAACGGCCCCGTAAAAGCTGACGATGATAGGCGTTATGATACTGACTACTATAGTATAGGCCAGTTAAATAAAGGTAATGATGTTACCGTTAAAAAGGCACAAGAAGAGTTTGATCGTGATTGTAACGCCTTTGATATTAGCCTAAATGTTAGCATTTTAAAAAATGGTATAGAGCTATATGAGGAGGTAGTCATAAATTCTGATTATTCTCATGATGATAAGTACGATATAGATCAGATTATTGTCGAATTAATAAAAGACTATTCTGATATCAATAGCTATATTGAAGACGCTAATAGAGTGCTTGTTAAACTAACAGACTAAAGGGATCATTTATGAGCAACCATACAAAAAAAGGTTTTATAGCCCTTATAAACAAAAAACGCCTTGAAAATAAAAATGATTGGTATCTTTTTGTCGGTAATGTAGAAGGTAAAAAAGTTATCATAAAGGGCTATAATACTTGGCTACAACGTTTTACAGTTGATGGGGTGGATCATAGCAATACTATGGAAAACTCTGTTAGTAAATTCAAATCACACCTTGAAGGGGCTTTATAATGTCAACACAAAAAACACTTGAAAACCTACGGGAACAAACTCAAATTACCGCTGAAAAATACTCTGGACTTTTTGCAGAATATGAATTACCACATGGTGAATTTTTACTTGTACATTTTGAATTGTGCGATCAAGGCATACATATTAAAGCTGATTTTGAACAATCTACGCACTTTAGCGGTAATGTAATTAAGACCGAATTAGGCTTTATCATGCCTTTTGATCCTAAATACTTCGAAGACTTAGATTATTACCTTCAAGAAATATCTGAAGAAATAAGTCAGGGGTATTTATTACCGAATTACCTTTATGTTTAAAAAATACTTTGTGAAGGCTGAAATTGATAAGATTAATACTAGGTTTAAAAAACATGAAACGCTAGCAAGCCTCGATCAAGTTGTTAGCGGCTTAAAGGCTTCAGGCATGAGCCATTCAACAATTAACAAACATTTAAACAGCATCTTAAATGTTTGTTTAGATGATCATTTTTTAGACAATCAAGATCATCGAGTGTATGTAGGATGTTTAATTGTAACTATTGAAAATAATAAACTTGTGAGTATCAAGAATAATTATTTTAAATAGTTGTTGACAGCGTTATTTTATAGCGTATCTTGTAAATTCATTTAGGCAATAAAGCCTAGACCAAAAAGAGTAAAATTTTTATGACTAAACTAAAATTCTCAGATATCAAAAGTAAATCTAAAATCCTTCTAGATGTTTATTGGAGCAAGTTATCTAGTAATGATTTACCTTATTTAAGCGTTAGCATTGAGCAAGTGCGATTAAATGGCGAAAACGTAGGTAATTGGCAAGATCAAAAAGCCGCTATTAAGTTAATAGATCCTGAATTTTCAGAAATTGTTAACTTTCACCTTTATGATCCTAACGGCTATGGTATGAATTTTATCGCTAATAATTTGTATTATTTTGAACAACTTAGAGCTGATGTTTTTAACCTTAAGATATCAAAAGAAAGTTATACAGAATTACAAGATCAACTTGTAGATAACTTTATGTTGAATTTTAAAACAATTCACAATAACTTTGTTAATAAGAATATTCTATATTACATAAAAAGACGACATTATAATAACAGTGACTTTATAGTTTGGTTTAAAAAAACTTATAATGTATGGCCTTGTGATAAACGTATAATAAAGGCTTTAAATAATTTAGAGGCTTTTAAAACTAAATATCACTTGCTATCTGACAGAATCAAAGGCGCAAAAAGTCGATCTGATATATGGTCTATTGAAAAGTATTGTAATCTATCAGGCATTGATCAAGACATCGTAAAAGAACTATTACTTGATGCCGATTATAATAATAAACTTAAAATTTTGTTGACATCTCAAACAGTATTAAATAGGGTTCGTCTTGAAGAACTTACAAATAAATTTAACTTAACAACTATCAAAGGCTAGACTAATGAAAAAATCAACTTCACTTTTAAACTTTTTTAATGATCTTCAAGGTAATGCAGATTTTACTAACTATTCCCTCGAAGAAATGAAAAGCGCGATCACTACTATTAATGATCAATATCTAGATGATTGGGAGAGCTTGCTAGTAAAAGATAACGATGCCGATAATACTAGATGCTTAGAAATACTAACTGTATGTCTTGAAGCCGTAAATTGGGATTTTTCAGAGCTAGAATTTTATGAGTTTTTCGAACATTTAAACAACATTAAACAAAATTTTCTAACGTCTAGTGAGTTTTGTATGGATCTGCTTTGTGGTGAAGTTCTCCTAATACATAACGACGAGATAGATCAAGTATGGTCTGATAGCCTTTTAGAACAAATAAAAGACTGTTACGAGATAACCGACGAGCTGCCTAGTTTTTTTGTTATTGATTGGGATCAAACTGTTGAGAATTGCAAAGTTGACGGGTTAGGGCATCACTTCGGATCGTACGATGGCGAAGCATACGAAAGCAATAATTATAACATTTTCAGAACTAATTAGGGGATCATCGTGAAATATTCAAACGCTAAAAACAAGCCTAGCAAATCCGAACGCAAGCAAATAAAATTACTAAGAAATAACCGTAAAAATAGACGTGTAGAATTATCTGAGTAGTATTTTTAACCGTAGGCACCTTAAAAAGTGTCTATCATTAAACACACTAACAGAGTAAAAATAATGTTATATATTCAAACTTCTATAGATATCGCGGTTAAAAATGGAACCTCTAAGTATATACTAGTTTTTGATAATGGTAGACTTTTTGATTACAAGCCTATAAAAGATACAAAAATTACCCATAAATTAGATTCAATAAAGGATATAAGATCTATATCTCAGAGTTTATTAAAAGAATGGTGGAGGTTATGAATACCCTAAAAAAGTCTTTTCCTACAAATAAGGGTTTTAAAGTTGATTTGTATCAAGTTTATAACTACAGTAAAGAAATCAACTCAAACGAAATATAGGCTAAAATAATGAAATTATCAGATCATCAAATCAAAACAATTCGTTTTGTAGAATCTACTCTAATAAGTGTTTTGCAAGTAGATATCAATAACACGTTTCACACTGCCAGACTTTTAAACGTGGAGCTAGTCATCAACGCACTAAAAGACGATTCAAAAAGGGCTTTCCATTGGTCTTTGTACTTAGAATTTATTCGCCCCGTGTATACATACTTGGAGTATACT